AATAATGCGTTTTATGCGGAAGACTAAACCCTACCGCGTAGTGGCTAGAACCCACATCGGACTTCTTTAAGGAGAAAACAAAATGGGACGTCCTCTTAAAATCAAAAAAATTACCGAAGCTAGTTATAATGCTAGTACCGGTGCAAATCCAGGTGTTGACATTGGTTTCAATGCATTGACAAGTTTAACAGCACCTGTGTATCCAAGTAATGTATGGACTGGCACAGAATATCTTGGCGTAGTTGGTGGTGTTCAGCCTCCAACAGTGGCTACTGCAAACTATCCAGTAGTCAAGTGCGAAGTGAATATTACCAACAGTTCTAGCGGTCAAGCGGCTGGATTGATTATTCGTCAAAAAGGCTCACGCAAGTTCTTGGTATCTACCACAGCCGGTATTGATCCAGAAAACGCAGTGATTGGTGGATCACCAACAGTGGCTTTACGTATTCGTGTAGTAGGCGATACCAACTGGACTGCTATGGGTGCTCCAGCAGGCTATGGTGTAGGTACAGTGTTTACACCAACAGCAGCTTCGGCAGCAGGTACAACAGGTACAGCTCAAGAAGTTGGTATCTGTGTGTTGGTTAACGACCTTACACCAACTGCTGGGAACATGAGCATCAGCTATTTTAGCAACGATTCTACTGAAACTGCTATTAGTAAAATTACCAACAAGTTCCTACAGAACTTTGCAGGCGGTGAAACAGGCGGCTCAGCCAACACAGGCGACGTCTGGAATCCAGATCTAGTTGTTAACAATGTGGTATATGCTGACAACTTCTTCAGTGACGAAGGCACAACAGCCAAGTCTGGTGCTGAAGTTGATACATGGGGTACAAACGGTTCTGAGCAATTGGCAACAGGCGCTTTGGATCTTGCTATTGTAGAAAACTACACGAGCTAATTTTGTTGTAACCCTAAAATCCCCACAATAAGTACTGTGGGGATTTTTTTATGACAGCATTTATACTTGGCAACGGCATTAGCCGAAAAAGCATCAATTTGGATTTGTTAAAACAACAAGGAAAAATCTATGGTTGTAACGCTCTCTATAGAGAATTTACACCCGATGTTTTGATCGCCACAGATCGGGCCATAGCCGCACAAATACAAGAATCCGGCTATGCAAAAAATCATAAATTTTACACCCGTAGACCCATTGAAGGACTGGGCGCACTATTGGTTCCAAAACCATATTATGGATACAGCAGTGGACCCAATGCGCTAGGCATAGCCTGCATAGACGGTAATCGTACCATATACTTGCTGGGATTTGACATGGGTCCAACAGAAACTAACCTGTTTAACAACATCTATGCTGATACGGAATTTTATAAAACATCAGCACACCCACCAACATTCACTAAAAATTGGGTAAAACAAATAAAAAAAATCATGACAGATCATAAATTAGTAAAATTCGTCCGTGTGCAAGGACCTACTACAGCACACATTGAAGAATTTGATTCCATATCAAATCTAACTCATCTAGATCTTGACACCTTTACGGACCGCATAAATAACAAAAAGGATCTATAGATGTCTACATATAAAAATACCAGCGGCGATCTGACACTAACAGGTGATAATGGCCTGGCGGTTCTTACGATCAACTATGCTGATACTGTTTTTAATGGTAATGTTATATACACAGTACCGGCTGTGACTGATTTTGCATTTTTAACTGTGGCAGCTAACAACACTGGTGGTATCACCGACGCTGGATTGTTAATGCAACGTACTCCGGGCTCATTTGCAGGGTTACGATTTGACACCACCGCCAATAGCTGGCAGGTTAGTCCTAGTGTAACATCATTAGGTGTTCCAGTTGCAGCCTATTCAAATATTGTAAGTGGCGCAGCTGGTTCAACTGGAGCAATACAATTTAATCAAAACGGTGAGTTTGGTGGCAGTAACAACTTGTCGTTTGATAGCGGTAACAGTTACATTTATGCAAATACAGCACAGTACATTGGGTATCGACCAACACCGCCTAATGTGGCCAATACAGTTGCAATTTACAGCAACGCCATTGGATCTGGCGGAACTGGGTTATATTTTACCTCCAACGAAGCCGCCGACGAATTGGTTAGCAAAAGTACTGCCATCGTATTTGCAATTATATTTTAAGGAACAACAATGTCAATAACAACATCTTACATAACCTCTACTGGTAACACAGTTTACACCAGTAGTGGTAACACTGCAATTACATGGTTAACCGTGACCAACTATGGTAACAGTGATGTTTCTGCCAATGTTTGGGTAGTACCAAACGGATCATCTCCGAGCAATATAAATCGTATCATAGCAAGTCTTGCTATTTTGTCTGCGGCCAACACAACAGGTGGCGATACATATCAAATTTATGTAGGCGGCGAAAAATTATTGCTAGGCAATGGCGACTCAATTTATGCCACAGCTTCGGCTAACACTCTCAATGCTGTAACTTCTTACACAACAATTTAATGGGTTATTTTGTAAAAAATCGACGCCTAGATTCTGGTAGTAGTGGAGTTGTAATACCTACTGGATCTGCGGCTCAACGACCCGACAGTCCAAATTTTGGCATGATTCGCTACAATACAGATTCTGGTCTAGTAGAATTTTTTAATGGAACTATCTGGAGCTCTTTAAGTGCTGGCGGTAGTATTACCTACACAGTGGACGACTTTACCGGCAATGGCGTACAAACAGTGTTTAATATGAGTGTGGCAGAAAGTACAGCAACACAACTGATAGTGTTTGTGGGATCAATTTATCAAGATCCTGCTACGGCCTACACTGTCAACGGTGGCTACGACATTACGTTCACATCAGCACCGCCTAATACTGTGCCGATCAACGTGATTCACTCCACAAACTAATCAGCTAAATACCCTACACAGGGACAATCTATGGCAGTTAATTATGTAAAAGGACAGATACTATCAAGCAATCTTGAACGAGATGGCATTGATCTGTCTATTAGTAATGCCAACGTTGGCATTAATACTGTCAGTCCTGCGTCCACGCTTGAAGTAGCCGGGGTTATCACAGTTGGAAATGTGACCATTTCTAATATTGGCAATATCAGTGCTGGCAATGTCAACATCAACAACCTAGCAGAACCAGTGGCCAACAGTGATGCCACAACTAAATTTTATGTAGATCAAACCATTGGTAATGTTTCTGGTAACCTACTAGGTAATACCATACAGATTGGAACACCCACTGATGGCAGCTTGACTACCAATGTGGCTTATCCGGGGTGGACCACCGCTACTTTTGTAACTGACGGCCTAGACGATCTAAATCAAGTGGCTTTGAATATTGCTGGAAATACCTACGTAGGTAATGTTTATATCACAGCCAATGTGACATCCGGGCCAAGTCCACTGAGTGTGGCATTCGTTGGCCACTACATTGGCAATCCTAATAGTTATCTTTGGGATTTTGGTGATGGCACAACCAGCACACTAGCTAACCCAACGCACACCTACAGCAACGTGCTTGGTGGCCAATTCACAGTTGTATACACTGCCTACAACACCAATGGAACATATAATGGTAATGCCGCGGCCGGAGCCAAAGGATCAACAGCAATATCAACCAATACCAATTATATTACTCTGTATACACCGTTGCCAATACCGTCATTTACCACAAGCCCTACAACGTTGGACACTGGTAGTAGTGTAACACTGACCAACACCAGTCAGTATGCCACGTCATACACCATAGACTATGGTGATGGCAACACCGCAGTCAATCCTGGAAACTCATGGACTACCAATAGCCATACCTATAACAATTCAGCCAACGTTGATGCTCTTCGTGGCATCACATTAACAGGAGTAAATCAAACAGCTGGTAACGCACCACCATACAGTGTGACATCTGCAGCGACCAATGTTAAAGTATATACACCGCAAAGTCCTGCTGTTACTGCTAACGTAACAACAACTATTAACTATTTGTCTACCTCTGGCGGCGTAGTAAGTTTCCGTAATGATACTCCGGGTAGTCCTGGTAACACTGCAAGTTTTGGTGCACAACAATTGTACAACTTCCAGTGGGGCGACAGCACAGCCAACAGCAACATTAACATCCAAACTGGACTGGCTGGCAATCCTAGTGCGGCCAACATTACACATACCTTTGCACTTACTTCGGTGCAACAAAACGCTGCGACCACAGTGAACCGTGTGGCCAATCTTTGGTTATACACTGGTTACAGCACCAGTCCGTTTAAGTCTAGCAATGTAACTATTTCTATCGAGCCAGAAGTCAGGGCCGGCTTCGTAGGTACCAGCAACACACAAACTGATGCCACCGGATTTACATCTAATGCACAAGTTGGATATCTATACACTGACTACAACGGTCTTGATCGTAGTTTGTTTAACTTTCAAAATCAAACATCACCCAATGTGGCCTTTACCGGCAATGTATTCAATTGGACTTGGGGCGATACTACTAGCAATACTGGTTTAATAACTTTTGCCAACGTTTCTCATTCGTATTTGACTGCTGTAGGATCTCCAACCACAGGCACCAAGACCGTGGCTCTGCAGGCCAATGGTACACCGGGTACTATTTCTCAGAGTAATACATTAACTCGAACTAATTATATTACCATACTGGCCAATCCCACAACACCTACTAATCTTAGCGGCTATACCAATGTGACCATAGCCACAGCCAGTCAAGGAACCAGTCCGTTACTAGCGGCTGGAGCCGCTGACAACACTGGCGGCAATATTGTGGCCAACGGTACATCAGTAATTCGTGTGGCCACCACTACACCGGTCACTACCGGCACACAAGTTCAAAATGCCAACACCGCAATCACAGGCACCTTGGCCGCCTTTGTCAACAACACATCCGCAGGTAATGTGACATTTACCACAGGTGGAAATACAGTAGGCACGACGGGAGCACTAGTCATATCAGCTGATAGAGATCTGCATGTGGCCAATGCTGCTGTACCTACAGGATTCTACAAGGTATTTTCTGCTACTATCAGCAATACATTAGCCAGCTTAGGCACCGGCTACAATGATTTCCAACTGAGACACACAGTGTCAGGAAATACCAATACCGTGGGCATGGTTAAAGACAATTTGAATTCAGCACCCACTTTAATAACTAGCAACGTGGCCATGGCAGGGAACGTTAGTGGTACCTATACTTATATTTCAGGTATTCCGTATTACAGTGCCACAGGAAGTCCAAGTGTTACAGTGTCCACTTTAGAACTGCAAAACTTTACCGGTCAAACTTTCCGCAGTGCTGATCCATTTACATTGAGTGCTGGCTCGGCAATAGAAGGCACTGGATCAATCATTACCACACAAACTAAAACTTTGTCTCAGATCAACGGAACATCCAGCATGCTCACCGGTAGTAATGTCAACGCTAACATAGGTATCACATCAAATTACACCATGGGCAATCTTAATGTTCTGATCAATGGCGCAGTCAATGCCGTAGCAAACATAGGAGCCAACATATTCAACGTGATTGGCACCAGCACCACAGTTCAGTTACCAACTAAAATACAGGTAAATGCCGCGGCCAATACTGGAATCAGTGAAGGCAATATTGCGGTCAGCGCCACCTTGGGATCCGTATATACCGACAACGCTTTACGCATAACCGGCTTTGGTGCCGCAAGCAACACACCAGCATTCAGTGGCAGCACCAACTATTACACTGGCAACGTTTGGACTGGTGTTCAAACCATTGCTGGAACCCAAGAAGCAGTTGACCGATATGGAGTAGTTAAACATTACGTAACTGATTTGTCTACTGGGTATTTGCCATTGGGCCCTGATCTTGCTACCGGACGTAGTGGATTACAATACTTTACTTTTGCATTCCGTAGAGCCACTATGGCCAACTTTGACATTAGGCTTACTACTACCACAGGCATTGCTGGCATGTGGATTGCCGCTCCTGGAACTACAATTGACACGGGTGGATTTAGTTCACCTACTCCAGGATTTCCAGGACCAACAAGTACCCTCAGCGGTTGGTTAACCTGTTCACTACAGTACAACGGATCAGGTGTTCCTGGAGCAAACATAGCTGGCGGTGGTAACGGTACTAACGGTGTAGCTCTAACTGGAGCTGATGTTGTGCCACTTAACTCAGCCATTGCTAATGTAAGCTATACTATGACACTGGGTTCACAAAATTCAAGCAACAGCACAGGTAATAATATCCTAATTCGTATAGCATTGAACACCAATCAAACTATAACTGCACTTTCAATAGGAGACGCTGCATAATGCCTGCTTCATTTAACGAAAGTCAAAAACTAGACTATCTTTGGAAGAAAGTTGGTTACGGTGTAGCCAAAACGTCTATTCCTCCTCCCGGCAGTGGCAGTAAAGAAGCGTATAACGAAAGCATACCTAGCCCTCTGCTGTACCGTGGCGATTTGGTCTGGACCAACAGCGGTGATATTCCTGCTAATCCGCCTAGCAATACCACATCAATTGTTCAAGTTTATAAAGACGGTGGCGGCGGCGGTTACAGTGCCACTGTGCAGTGTACCGAAGATTTTACAGCACCTGACAATCAAACTTGGAAAACAAATCTTACCAACTGGATACCCACGCAGTTTGGCGACAATTATTTGGTAGTGGTTTACGTAGACACTACAGGATCTACAACTCCGCAAACCACTGGCACTAGACTGTTCCAGACTGGGTCTGGCAGTGACGACACATGGTTTTTTGATTATCAAGCCGGTATTCTAAACTTCAACGGCGCTACGATTCCGTCAGTGATCGCCGGTGGTATCTCAGGAAAATCTGTGTTTATTGTGGGCTACAGATATGTAGGACCAATTGGTGTGGTTGGTAATGCTGTGCTGGGCAACTTGACCATAAGCAATACCACAATCAGCAGCAGTTTGGCCAACGCCACAATCACATTGGAGCCAACTGGAACTGGAGTAGTCAGTATTGACACTACCACAGGATTGATCATTCCAGTGGGCAACATAACACAGAGACCCGGATACCCAACTTATTCTGCTACATCTTTGGCCACTATACGATATAATAATGATTATAACTATCTTGAATATTATGACGGAACTGAATGGTTAGAAGTTGGTGTAGGAGCCGGCGGTGCCATAGCTGATCAACAGATCACACCCGAAGGAACCAGTGTCACCTATACTCTAACTCAAGATACCGATCAAACCAGCATTCTGGTTGCTATCAACGGTGTGGGCCAAATACCTGGATCTGCATATTCTGTAACTGGTAATCTTAT